AGGAACAGACTGACTATGGTAACATCAAAGTCGGGTAAAGCTTCCCTTGGCCTCCACTCAAAGGTTGAGGTATTGTTATAAATTAACTTTTTGATGGAGGTCTTAAATGGCTAATATTGATCGTCCTAACGGATTTAAATTCGTTAAAACTTTCAGTGGCGCTCCTGCTTCCGCTATGATCCGTGCTATTGGTGTTGCTGACGGAGCCGACATTTTCGTTGGTGACGCAGTTTCCCTCAGCTCTGGTCTTGCTGCTCCAGGCGCTACTAATGACGCTGCATTCCTGGGTGTCGCTGTAGGTTTTGGTAAGTTTGACAAGGATGGGCGAACTCCGCTTGGTCCTTTCAACCCAGCCAATCTGAATTCAACCGGTGCTTTCTACGATGACTCTGCTTCCACCCATACCGAGTGGTGCTGCTATTACATCCCGGCTGACGACGCTGTGTTTGAAGTCCAGACTGCTACTGCACTAACCAAAGTCCCTGGTGATACTATGGACGTTGCTGGTACCGCAGGTAGTCAAACCACTGGTGTTTCCATCACGGAAGCCACTACATCTAGCAACGCTGATCTTACCGTTGTTGAAGTACCAAACCTAGTTGGCAACGATCCTACTGCTGTTTGGGGTCGCTACTGGGTTATGTTCACTCGCGCTGAACAAGCGTTCCACGCTTAATAGGGGAGAATAGAAAATGCCTGTTATCACTTCAAGTTCATTTGCTAAAGCCCTCTGGCCTGGCGTAAACGCATGGTATGGTAAATCGTATAATGACTACCAACCAGAATGGGATAAGCTGTTCGATAAGAACACGTCCACCAAAGCCTTTGAAGAGGATGTAAGTCTTTCCTCACTAGGTCTTGCTGCTGTAAAGTCTGAAGGCAACTCTATCTCTTATGATAGCGAACGTCAAGGCTTCACCACCCGTTACCAGCATGTTGTCTACGCTCTTGGTTTCATCATCACTCGTGAGATGTACGAAGACGACCAGTACGACGTAGTTGGTAAGAAGAAGGCGAATGCTCTGGCTCGTAGTATGCGTCAGACTAAGGAGATTGTAGCATCTAACGTTTACAATCGTGCTACCACTTCTGGTTACACTGGTGGTGATGGTGTTGTTCTGCTGTCTGCTAGCCACCCCAATGTGGCCGGTGGTACTTACAGCAATATCCAATCTGCTGACCTTTCAGAAGCAGCCCTTGAGCAAGCCTTCATTGATATCGAAGGCTTTACTGATGATCGTGGTCTGACTATTGCGTGCAAACCCAAGAGTCTGATTATTCCTCGTCAGCTTCGCTTTGAAGCCCACCGTATTCTTAAGAGTGACAGTCGTGTTGATACTCCAAACAACGACAACAACGCTCTGAAGGATGCTGGTCTGTTCACCAACATTGTTATCAATCATTACCTGACTGATGCCGATGCATGGTTCATTCGTACCGATGTGCCTGATGGCATGAAGTATTTTGAGCGTCGTGGTGATCAGTTCGAGATGGATAATGACTTCGATACCGAGAACGCTAAGTTCAAGGCTACTAGTCGTTACTCGTTTGGTTGGTCAGATGCTCGTGCTCTATACGGAAGTATGGGTGTTTAAATAAACTGTGGGGTGGTCTACATAGGGCCACCCCCTTTTCCTAGAAAGGAAACTTGCTATGCCTATTGCTAATTATGAAGGTGGTTTCTCTGATGGTATCACTATTCGAGGAGTCCCTATTGCTGTAACTCACCCAGGCAAAGTCTTCTGGGTATCAAATTCAACTGTTCAACTCCCTAATCAAAAACAAGGAAGTGATAGTAATAAGGGTACTTTTAATGAACCCTTTGCTACAATTGACTATGCTGTTGGTCGTTGTACTGCTGGTCGTGGTGATGTCATTATGGTTAAACCAGGGCATGCCGAGTCTGTAAGTGCCGCTGCTGGTATCGCCCTTGATGTGGATGGTATCGCGGTTATTGGTCTTGGTCTGGGGTCTTCACGTCCTACCATTACACTTGATACTGCTAACACTGCCACAATTACAGTTGCCGCTAATAATGTGTCAGTCAAGAATATTCTGTTCAAGGCAAACTTCCTGAATATTGCTACGTGTTTCAATATTGTCAATGCTCAGGTAGCAAAAGACTTTACTGTTGATGGTTGTGAGTTCCGTGATAACTCTGTTATCTTGAACTTCGTGGCTTGTGTTAAGGTTGGTACTACTGCTAACATTGCAGATGGCCTGACTCTTGTAAACAACAAAGTCTTTGCTGCTATTCTTACCACTGTACCTGCTGGTCAAACCTTCTTGGTAACTGCCTCAATAATTGATCGGTTGAATGTGTCTAAGAATACTGTTATCTATCCAAAAGATTTGGCAGATACAGCTTGTCTAATAGCTGCAGGTGCTCTTGATTTGACTAATGCGGTTATTGACGGAAACTATGTCTTCCGTCCTGCTACCTCTACTACTGCTGGTCATTTGATTAGTTCTAGTTCAACTGCTTGTTCTGGGTTTGTTATGAACAACTACGTTGCTCATCTGGATAACTCGGCAGGTCTGATTATTCCAACTGGCACTAAGTTCTCCTTCTTTGAGAACTACTCAATGGTTACTGGTGCTGCTGATAAGTCTGCTCTAATTAATCCGGTTGCTGTTTAACAGCATATAACAGAGAGAGCCGGGGAGAACTTCCCCGGTGTTCTCACTACTTTTAATAGAGAGGGTACTTATAAATGAGGCCAACCAGCGTAACAGTAGTAACGTCAGGAAGTGCTGGCAACAGTGCTTGGCTTCCTGTCGACTATACACAAACTCCATTTAATCTAGGAATCATGGTAGATGTTACCGCTGGTACTCCTACCTGGATTGTACAGATAACTATGGATGATCCATTTGATTCAACAGTCACTCCAACTGCTGTAGCAGCTCCTGCTCCTTTAGAGACAGGAACTACAGATGAAGTTGGAAACATTACTATTCCCTGTCGTGCTGTTCGTCTATATCATTCAGCTAGTTCAGGAACTTCGGTAATGACTGTAATTCAAGGGAGAAAGTAATCATGGCAATTAAAGGACTGGATTCATTTCTTGATGTCTTTGAGATTATTAAAGACCCTGCAAAGTATGAAGTTAAAATCAATGAACTAAAAAATGTTACTGCTCAGTACAAAGAAGCAGTAGAAGCCGTTGTTGCTCTTGCAGGCTGGTTGCCCCATGCAGCGCCTTATCTACAAGTTGATCTAACTCCTCTTGTTCGGTTAAATCAAGTGGGGCGCGCGGGACCTGTGCTTCTTCCTGCGAAATTCCTCTATAGAGCCGCATGTACCCTGGCTTTGGTTCTGTAGCAAACGCGCTTTCAGGGAACTGCCGGCTGATCTCTGCCAAAGCGCCTGTGCTCTCATCCCAAAAGTCCTGTAGCAAGGGGCTTATGGGCGGGACTGCCTCATACTGTCCCGGTGTTTCCTTGACTTCTCGTGTGAACATGTCGACCTGGCCCGGCAGGGGCGCTGCTGCCTTCTGCGCAGCCCGTTGGGCCGCCAATTCCTTCGGCGTAAGGGGCAAGACCTTCGGGGCATTCAGTTCTGCCCCAAACATGCTCGGTTGTGCCCCCGCGGTTGCCTCCCGACCCATGCCGGGCAATCCGCC